GCAGCCAGGGTAATCAGAGCAATTTTCAACTTCGAAACCAGGCTGCCGAACATTTTAAACCATCCCTTTCTGGTGTTTGCGTACCTGAGACCAGGCAATAAAGCCGGCCACAATGATGGTGGCTACGCCAAAAATGATACGAACCGTATCACCGCTGGTGATATGACCTTGTGCCTTATCCATCGCCACAGACACTTGGGGCATTACGTCGGCCAGCTGCGCCAGCCCAATACCTGCCGTGACAGTTGCGCCAGCCGTTTCTTTGGTCACAGGAACCGCTTTAACCGTCTTGATCGGCTTAACGACGCCAGCGCGACGCAGACCTTCCTCAATAACTTCTGCCGCATACCAGGTGTTTGGCGTTTTCAGTGGGCCACGACCGTTCTCGTGCCGAATGATCGCCTCTACCAACGGACGCAGAGTGTCGTAGTCGTGTAGATCGATGATCATGTCCGGGGTGACACCAACGGCTTTAGATACCTCGTTCACGTAGGCGCTGGTGTTGTTTTCGTTTGGCGGCGCCCAGCGCTCGATGACCTCGCGAATGGTATCGATGCTTGAGCCGTCCTTCGCCCGGCGCTTGTCGTGGTAAGTGATGAGCGTTACCGCCAGCGCTCGAATCCCCCATACGGGATCTTTGAACGTGCAGAAACGTGGTTCGGAAGGGTTGCTAATAAGCCCCTGCCACGGCGACCCCTTATCGAGATTGCCTGGGTTGTTGTTACGAATACCTCTTGGAGTTTTCATCCTTGATCTCCTTTATTGCAGTCCATTCTTGACGCCGTAGGCGGCTAACCCCAGCAGCAGCGCGGTAATCAGGAACGACGTAATCTTTGAGATAATGCCGCCAAAGAACCCGCTGGAGATGGTGTCGAGCCGGTTAAGAAGTTTGTCCAGGTTGGAGTGCTGAATGCTGTGTTGTGCAGGCGTCATATCGCCAAAGTAGGTTTTGAGCTGGTCATTGACCTCCTGGCCAATTTCTTCACGCAACTCCTTACCTAATTTTCCAACGACTTCACGCGCAACGATTGCGGCAATGCGTTCAACCTGCTCAGGCGTTACGCCTGCCATCTCGTTCGACATGATTTCCTCCATGAAAAGTCAAATCGGGATGGCAGTTTTATATCACAATTTAACTGTGTTTTGTAGGTAAGCACTTACCTACAAAATGAGTTTTAAATTTTTGGGCATGAGCTTAGTGAGGTGAAAGCACCAGAGCCGACCCAACGCCAGTTAAAGACACTACCTGCACGGTATAACGTGTAATGCCCTTCTTTCTTAATCGCATAGATTGGCACACCAGTGTCAACGCCGCCTACCATTGCTCGCCCATAGCAAACCGGCTCAGGTAGTTTCTGACACGCAGTCAAAGTTAAAGCCATACCTAAAATTAATATCATCTTTTTCATTCTATTCTCCGTTATCCGTAGAGGTTTCTGTTCAAAACTGGAACTCGGTTATTGATAGCTAATGTAGCCCCACCGTTAATTTCATTAACGAGAATCGAACTAACGGTGTTCCCATAACATGTGTAACCGTATACTAGGGTCTTCGCACCACCCGGCATCGGTATGGCGAATGCGTTAGCATATGTAGGCACAATAGCTACTGGATAATCAAAGTTGTGTTTATCTCCGCTGTTCCAGCTCTTATTATCAAGAAACGTAAATGACAATGGAATATTTGCCGTGTTATAGATCTCCACCCCCGATGAATTAAAGAAACTCATCCCCCACTTCTCTTTTTTTGAAATGCCAGTTGCGAACACATACACCGTTACACTGGAGTCGCTGCCTACCCCACCGAAGCTGTAAATAACCTGGTTATTGCGAACTAATCGGCTTGCGAGCAGCGAAACAGCCTTTGAATAAGCAACGAAAACAATAGGCGACCGATCTGGAGACAGGCCAGTATTGAACTCACTTCCACCTCGCAACGACACCACATGCTTACTTTGGAACACCATCGGGGTAAGACTTGGAGACATCCAGACCTTCCCATCAGAACGAACAATTTTGCTTCCGTACATTATTTCTGAAACACCAATATATAAATTGTACCGCGAGCATCAGACCAGTTAATCGAGTTGCCCGATACCGAAACACTTCCAATATATCCATTGATTGTTTCCATTATGTAGTAATCAATTGACATACCTGGCTCAATTGCATAACTTCTGCTGCCACTACCTGTCGGTAGAAAATAATCCAGATAATAAATTGGCGCTAATGCGTCAACCATTTCCTGACGGCTAGGCGACCAGATTTTTGCTCCATAACTCATTATTTTCCCTCCGTGAAAAGAGGCACTAACGTACCTCTTAAAATCAGACTCTGGAGACGGTAAACGTCGCTCCTACCTGATTGAAAAACCAGTTTTGTGCAGTTAATGCGTAATAAGTCCGCACCCCATTCAGGTACATATAATTGACAAACGACAGCACAGTACCATTAAGAGATAGATTAAAGTTTTGTGCAGGCCCATTAACCAATCCCAAATAGAGATTTTGATAACCGCTTGGTTGATAAAAATGTCGGATTTCACAACCAAACAAGCTACCGCTTAGAGAACCAGTAGGGCGCACGGTTAGAACGTTACTGAGTACATTCTGGATACTGCCTGTAGCGGTTGCAAAACCGGTGTAGTTAGTGGACACAACGACCCACTGCATGTTTGTTACCTGCACGCGGGCATCATAAGTACTGCGTCCAGTTGTGATGGTAAAGTCGGCAGTAGATTTACCAACCAAGCCACTCATCCAGAACGGTGTGCCGACCTTAACAGCCGAGCCAGCGGCGGACATCCACCGCTGACCAGTTGTTGCGACGGCTGACGACCCGACCCATCCGGAGCCAATAGCCATCAATTACCTCCCTTTAAAACAGACATTTCTCCACGGAGTTCGCGCACTTCTTCACGTAACTCCTTCACAGCCTCGACCAACATGCCGATCACACCGTTATAGTTCAGACGTAAACGCGCTTGGCCGGACTGATCATTGTGGTCGACAGTTACCAGCTCAGGCTGGACCTTCTGAACGTCCTGCGCGATAAGACCGCCAGACTGTTCGTAACGGTCATAGACCTGAATTTCATATAGAACGCCTTCAATCCGCTCTAACTTGTCGAGCGCCCGTTCAATCTTGCGAATATTACGTTTGCTACGACGGTCAGAGCGGATATAAACGTCGTTAAAACTACCATTGCCACCGCAATACCACACGCCATCGTTCTGCAGAAAAGCCTGTGCATCCGTTCCGTTAGCAGTACGCGATTTGTTAATCATGTAGAACCCGAACTGCGAGTTCCCCAACCCACCGACCATAAAGTAACGATCGGCGTGCTCCTGACGAACAATTGCTGATGCGGAGGAGGTATTTACAGCGGAGCTGTTTGAAAGCGCAGCGTTAGTCCTCATGTCGATCCACGATGTGCTCGACGTCGGGATTCGGATATTTCCGCTCGTGACATCCACCCCTCCCCCAACGCTCAAGCCATTCCCCATTGAAACTGCACCGCTTGCGTTTGCAATAGTAATCGGTCGTAAAGCATTCCAACTTCCAAGCGGATCTCCAGATGCGGTCAAAAGGAAATAGGTGTTCCCCCCATCATTTCTGATAAAGAAACCATAGTTGCCATATGCCGCGCGGTAGGCGTTGGCCGATCTGGAAATGATATCCCCTGCTGCAGTCAGACCACCTGAAAGCGTGCCACCGGACAAAGGCAAAGCCCCCACATCTGCGGCGCTCGGCTTGTTGAGTGTGGTGTAGAGCTGTGCCCACGCCGACCAATTTGCATCACTAGCATCACGGCGAGAACGAACGTAAACTGGCGCATGAGTACCGCTCGTTCCGCTCCAGCCAATCAATAGTTCACCTTCACCTGAAGACGCCGCACCTTTAAGATGAATGACGTTGCCATAAGTCGTTGGGTAATTGTTGCTGTAGGCTTCATACATTTGTATGCCGGGCATTGCCCCCTGGGAGTTAGCTTCCAGCGCTGCGACTCTCCCGCGTGACACAAGTGTGGGAATGGAGATATTTGCTGACCCGTCAAAAGACACGTTATTAATCGTTCTTGGGGTCTGTAGCTTAGTCGCTGTTGCTGCATTGCCTGTTGTACTCTGATTACCCGCAGTATTTACGCCCGGCAAATTGATATCAGTTGACCCATCAAAAGAAACTCCGCCAATTTTTCGCGCTGTTTGCAGTTTTGTCGCCGTACCAGCATTGCCCGTAGTGCTCTGATTGCCTGCTGTGTTTACGCCAGGTAAGTTGATATCGGCTGACCCATCAAAAGAAACTCCACCAATTTTTCGGGCGTAAAT